ATATAATTCATACGAATCACCTCTCTTATTACTCTTATATGTTATCAAAACAAACCAGATTTGTCAAGGCATTTTTGAAAAAAAATACCCCTGTGTAAAAACAGGGGTACGTTGGGGGGCAGTGAGAGAGTTTGAGAGAGAGAGGAGTCCACATCCCCCCAACAGTTATTATAGTACTAAAAAAGCACTGATTTGTCAACACATTTTCATTGCAGATTGTGTTGTTTCGTTTACCCTACGAGTCCAACCTCTACCGAATGTATCAAAGGTTTTTAGTTTCTCGTAGTATGATTGACGGTTTGCTTGGTAGGATTCGATGGTTGCCTCTAGTCCTTCAATCTGAACATAGGCATGGATTGCCTTCAGACTGTTGGGGCCGATTGCTCCATCTGCTGTCGTACCCACAAGGTTCTGTAGATACTTGGCCGCTCTACCAGTTCCGGCATTCACGCCAAAATCAAAAACGCAGAGGTCGAGCCCAGCAGGAAGTTCGTCACCTTTTACTCTATCCCAATAGGATTTCTTGTAGATAGGTGCAACGTCCTCAAACGTCAAGTCCTTCATATCTTTAGTACCGCCATGTTCTTCATAAACTCTTTTGGTTACTCCCAAGTTGGTTTCGCCGCCAGGGTCTTTTGGATGGTTTACATAACCGCCTTCGTGATGAAGGATGATCTCCAAACAGTGGTCGAAATTATTTGCCATTAGGCACTCCTTGTATAGTTATCGTTCCAATCGAACGCTTCTTTTACAACAGCCGCACTAAGTCCTTTATAGACTTGATGCAACCTTTTGTCTTTGGCATTGACGATTAGTTCTGCCTCAGACGAATGCAACCCTTCCAACATCTGGATAAACATATTCTCCTTCTTAAACTGTGGTATGGTTGTGTCACCCCCTTCGATAAATCTGTACAGTTTTCTAGCCTCTTTGCGTAGTACAGTATGTTCTGTACCCTCTTCGGCCTCATTAGGATTATATGGAACATTGCCTTCAGGCATTACCCATTTGATGTTAGGGTCAAAAGAAGATTTGATTACCATACGAAGCGGTTCGCAATCGTACTGTTTAAGAATCGAAACCTTCTTGTCCTTAGTTTTTGCATTATGCACTTTCTTTAGAACCTCAGAAAGTAGAGGTGTGTAGTTTTCTTTTGCCATTCTAAAAGTCTCCAATGTCATTCATAAGATTCTTCAATCTTTTATTTATAAAATAATTTAGTAGTTTTGATCTTTCACCTTTCGGAGGCTTGAGATATTCAAGCAGAATCTTCTCCTTCAAGACATCTGGAATACATTCCAAATCAATCAAAGTTTTGTTGCGTTGATAGTTTCTCAACATTTCTTCAGTACAGAAGTCCTCTGGTTCAAGTCCAATCCAGTTTTCGATTTTTTTCTTTGCCAGTGGTTTCTGTCGCAACTCATCTACAAAAGTATTGTCTGACGATAGGAAGTTAGGAATACCGTCACTTCTATCACCTTTCATTATATGTTCTTTTATATATAGGTGAGGGTCTTGTCCATTCAAAAACTTCTTCTGAACTGGCGAAAACTGTTTTACAAAGTTGTGTTTCTGCAACTGAATAAAATCCTTGTCACCAGATAGGACAAGAACCTTTTCAAATGCAGTTGGTGTCTTTGAGATATAGTCAACTATAGTGGCGATACAATCATCTGCCTCTGCACCCTCTACATCCAAAACTTTGTATGGGAAGTTATCTCTGATTTCATCACGAATATTATTCAGTGTTTCAAAGATTAGATTCCAATCGAGGCCAGATGCTTCTCTGTCCTTCTTACGATTAGATTTGTAGTTGGGGAAGAAGTCTCTTCTCCAATACTTTTTGCTGTCATAACATAGAACGAGTTCACCGTACTCTTCGTAAAATCTAGAACGATACATTCTCAAAGAGTTGAGAACCATATGTCGTACCAAATTTTCATCTACATCATTCTGTCGTTTTGAACCTATCTGCATCATTAGATTGCTGATGCATACTTGGTTCATATCAATCAATATCATAACTATTCCTTTGTTTCATCTCCAACTAATTCATTGACTACATCCTTCATTGTAGCCATATCAAACTCAGTATACAATCCCTGTGTTTCATCATAGTCAGAGTTTACGAACAAGTCTACCAACTGTTGCATAGGATGTTTCACTCCCATGTCTTGATAGATAGTAGACTTTACCACTTCAACTAAGAACCCTATGTGTTTGATAAACTCTGGATTATCAACATCAATATCGTTCTCGCTCATATTATGTATCATGTTTACAATCAAGCCTTCAGTAAGATGTTCTGCATACTTCAAATCTGTGTGTAACTTGATTGCTGTGTCTGTAATCTTTACATTCTCTTTCACAGTCATTTTCTTAGGGAATTGGATAATTTTATCATTATCATTTTCCATCTACTATTCCTCTTCCATTTCCCTAGTCCAAACACAACCAATGTCTGGATACCAGTGTCCTACGCTTCTCTTTGGTGAACCGTCTGGATGGTACGCCATAGTGACAACTCTCCACTGGATTTTGTTTTGTTGGTGTTCACCCCAATAATCATCACAGTAATCACCATCTCTCAGATACCGTTGTAGGTTTCTGATATATCCTTCGTGTGATGCAACACGAGCCTCTGCACCCTTTACCTTACGTCTGATATCACTTCTCGCAACAGACAACAGTTCTTTCTGTGTCTTAATCCATCTCTGCACATTCTTCATAGACAGTGCATTATCCTCAGGCAGTCCAACTACCTTTGGATGGATGTTTGTGTATTTTGGTGGGTTTTCTTTTGCACGTTTTTCTCGTGCGACTGCAAGACGTTCTGCAGCTGCTGCCTTTTGTTCAGGCGTCATTGGTTTACGTCTTTTGCGTGGTTTAGGTAGCGTTGAGTCAGTCTCCACTTTAGCACGCCGTGCCATCACATCACCTCATTTAATATCCAAGTTCTTCAAATCGTTTTTGCATTTTACGTTTGTACCTACGAGTTGCAGCGGCCTTTGCCTTTCTGCGTTTAGTACCACGACTTTCATAGTACGTTCTTTCTCGTAATTCTTGAAACACACCTTCCTTGATAAGTTTCTTCTTTAGTACTCGCAATGCACCATTGACATCACCGTTACGAACTGTAACCGTCATGCCGCCTGGTTTCTTCTCTTCATTCCTTTTGTTTCGTCTATACATTATATCCTCAATAGTTGGCCTGCCCTGTAGGACTCGAACCTACGACCCACAGCTTAGAAGGCTGTTGCTCTAATCCAGCTGAGCTAAGGGCAGATTCGCTCAACTAGTTACTTCTGGAATCTGAGTTTATACTGTTTACCCTCATGGTAGAAAGTTACTACACTATGAGAATAGATAGTCACAGATTCCTCATTATAACGAGTTTGCACTTCACACACTCGTTTCGTACCGCCAGTGGCATTACTATTATTGTGTCCAATGATACCACCAAGCAATGCACCAACGGCTCCACCGTTGTCTACGTTCTTAGTGACATTGTTTCCAATAATCCCACCAATGATAGCACCCTTCAACATATCACCAGATTTATCGCCACCTACAGTTTGGTTTGTACAAACCTCTACATTGTAGGGAACACGATTGATAACTGTCTTGTTGAAATCTTGAACTGTCTCTGCGTATGCAGAACCAGATGCACCAATCAGTGCCAATGTCATTAAAGTCTTTTTCACTTTTTACTCCGTTACTTCCATTACAAATTTACCTGTTCCGAACAACTCATAACCACCTTTACATTCGGTGATTTTTACAATTGTCTCCAAGTCGTAACACATTTTCTTTGCGGCAACAACCGCTTCTGTTAGGGTTTTGTAAATCACAACATTACTAGCCTTTCCTATAAATCACTCATTACTTCTCATACTATCAAAATTCATAGTATTTGTCAAGAGGCAAAATCTCTTTATTACCATTATTATCTTTTTTTACTTTGATCATGTTGTTCTTTTCCAACGTGTCCAAAGTATGGGTGATAATATCCTCAACCTTTTCTTTCTTGCCCATCCACTTACCAACATAGAAAAATGCGGCAAGACATGAGGTTGCCACGAGGGCGTGTTCCATTCCTGTCATTTAACGCTCCAATACAACGTAATCTCCGAAATATTTATCGAACGTCTGAACAAGGTGTTCGTAGTCGGACAGTTTCATCTCTTCGATAATTTCATCAATTGTCAACTTAGATAATCCAAGTTGTTTACCAAAATTCATCGCATGACCCATGAGAGCAAATGCATTCCCATCAGGCCCTGTCAAGTCTAGGACAATCTCACTAGGCTGCTTGTTGCGTATCATCACAGAACTCCTTCTCAAATGCAGTTACGATTGCTTTCTTCTCAGCAATCAACTTCTCAACTGAATGCAGTGCCATCCTCTTTTCATCAGATGCACCCTCAGTCATCGCAATCACAAGATTCTCAAGAACCTCAATATCATGTAAAACGTCTACCATCACACGGCCTCCAAAAGTTGTTCTGCCTCTTCAGGCGTTGCATAATAATCTGTGTACCTATCGA